CTCCATTGATCAGGTACAGATCGCCGCCGAGGTCAGGCGCGATGCGATCGAGATTCTCCAATTCGCGGATGTCGTTCGCGCTCATCCAGCCGTTCTGCCGCGCGGTGGCGTATCCAGTCATGCGGGAAGCATAGTCACCGCGGAGAAGGCCATCCACATTGAACCTGATGAAATACGTCAGTTTTTCGCTCTCGCTGAACAGAACTCGACACATGCTTTGTTCCCAGCGCACGACCCAGGGGTCGAGGGTGTATTTCACAAACTCCAACGACTGCTGCTCGATGTTGCTGAATGACGATTTCTCCAAATCCGCCAGCATATGCGGCGGCACGCGGAAGATGCGCGCGATCTCGTTGATCTGAAACTTGCGTGTTTCCAAGAATTGTGCCTGCTCCGGCGCGATCCCAATGGGCGTGTACTTCATGCCTTCTTCAAGCACTGCGATCTTGTGCGCGTTCGCGCTACCCTGATACGCCGAGTTCCAGCTTTCTTTTACTCGCAACGGATCCTTGATCGTGCCGGGATGCTCCAATACACCTGCAGGAGCCGCGCCATTGGCAAAGAACTTTGCGCCGTACTCCTCAGTCGCAATCGCAAGACCAATCGCATTCTTTGCCATGGCGATCGGGCTGTAGCCGATCAGGCCGTCGAAACCGAGTCCGGGGATGTGCAGCACGTCCGATGGTGACAGCGTTACCTGCGTCGATTTCCCGAGTGTGGTCGGATCCTCCGACCCACGCTGATACAAATAAAAAAGCCGGCCGTTTTGATCACGGTCGACTGTCATTTTGTTCGGCATGAGTGGATAGAGCGCGATTACCTCGCCTCTTGCGTTTCGGATGATCTGCGCGTAGGCGTTGCCCCATAGGAGCAAATGGCTCATGAGCGTTTCCCGAAACGCGAAGCTCGTCATCTCGGAGTTAGGCTCGTCATGCAGCAGACGGTAAAGCGGGTGCTTGAAAGCTTTCTCTTTACCGCCACTGTCATTATACCGATAGACGTTGAGTGGCAACCCAGCCACGGTTTCAGACAGAATCCTTACGCAGGAGTACACCGCCGTCATCTGCATGGCGGTCGTTTCGTTCACCGGCTTCCCGCTCGATGTGCCGCCGAAGAAGAAACTGTAGCGGCTACCGCTGAGGGAGTCTTTCGGCTTATCGCGTGAGTGGAATATGGCTCGAAGTGGATTCATGAGCATCCTCCATGCACTGGAATGATTGACTTCTTACAGATAGTGGGTTACAGTGACAGATGCGTGGTGTAAATCAGCACCGCGCAATATTATGAATGAGGTATTCGATGTACAACGACAAAACCATCGTCTGCAAAGATTGCGGACAGGAATTCACCTTTACTGCCAACGAACAAGAGTTTTTCGCCGAGAAAGGCTTTACGAATGAACCGCAGCGTTGTAAATCCTGCCGGGTTGCTCGCAAGGGTAACTCCAATGGCGGTTCCCGCGACGGCGGCTACCGTGACAATGCACCCCGCCAGATGTACGATGCGGTTTGCGCACAGTGCGGGAAACCCTGTCAGGTTCCATTCCAGCCCCGCACCGACCGCCCGGTCATGTGCAGTGACTGCTTCAGAAGCAACAGGTAATTACAAAAAGGTGCATCCATCAATGGATGCACCTTTCCTAAAAGCGACTGCAAGCCGCTAGGAGGATTTGTGCACGATAAACGAACCAGAACCTTTGCGGTGATCACACTCGTTGCCATTTGCATGTCTATCGGATATTGGCTGTTTCTATGGTCAACCGATGTCTTTCTCTATTGGGGATTAACCATTGTTGGAAGCCGTTGGTTAGCGATTTTGGTCGCATGTGCAGCGCTAAGCACGATATTGATTCACCCAATCCCTATCAAGGTGATCACGGTCGCCACGATCAATCTCGTCCTGTTGAGCCTTATTAGCACTGTAATTCAACTCTTGTTCAGACGAATTTGTTTTGAAGCAGCAGACCTTGGTTGGTTATGGCAGGGCGGAATAGCTGCGATCGGAAGTTGCGCCGCGATACTCATATATGGTTTCTTCCATGGAAAACGCTTGATCATCAAATACTATGTTGTCGACACGCCGCTACCCGTCATTGGCGGAGAACTGCTGATCGCATTGATCTCGGATGTCCACATGGGTCTGACAATAGATGAAGCTCGGCTCCGCCATCAGATGGATCGACTCAAGGCGGAAAAGCCTGATCTTCTCATCATCGCTGGTGATCTGGTGGATGATAGAACGAGCCCGGCACAGATGCAGGCTGCATGCGCCACCGTTGGAAGCCTCCCGACAACCTATGGAACTTTCTTCGCATATGGCAACCACGATCTAGCCAACCACGGACCGAAGCCTCCATATACGAAGGCGGAGCTGGATCAGGCTCTTACCGATCATGGCGTTTGCATCCTGGACGATCAAAGCCATGCCATCGCGGGTCTGACGCTGATCGGTCGCCATGACGCCGCTTTTGCGCGCAATGCAGAACGCGCTCCGCTTGAACAGCTTCTGGATGGCATAGATAGGAGTAAGCCAATCCTATTGATCGACCATCAGCCACGAGAAATGAAGAGCGTGGCAGCAGCAGGTGTCACGTTGCAAGTGAGTGGCCATACGCATGCGGGTCAGGTCTGGCCCATGAGCTGGTTTGCTCAGTTGTTTGCCTTCTCATACGGTCATCGATGCATAGATGCCATGCACGCAATCATATCCTCCGGAATGGGGAATCGAGGAAATGTGCTTCGCAGTGGTTGTACCGCCGAGATGGTGATAATTCACTTGCAAAGTACCAACAGCTAATCAAAAGACAAGCAATCCTCGTTCATCATATACACTGGTTCCTTCACTTCCACCATTCCGTAACCCCCGATCCAGCGCCATGATTGTCGCCACAGCACCGTCGATTTTCTCGGTGCTTTTTTCTTTGTCCGGCTTAATGTTTCCGGCTGGGTCTGTGCGGATATAGATGTTATCCATCATCCAGCGCAGCACCGGTTGTCCGCCGTGCGCGATCCTCTGTTCCAGCGTCAGCTTCATCAGTTCCTTCGTCGGCGGTGACATATCCTTGAATCCTTGTCCGAACGGAACGACCGTGAAGCCCATACCCTCTAGGTTCTGCACCATCTGTACCGCGCCCCAACGGTCAAACGCGATCTCACGGATGTTGTACTTTTTGCCGAGCTGCTCGATGAACGTTTCTATAAACCCGTAATGCACGACGTTCCCTTCGGTCGTTAGCAGGAAGCCCTGCTTTCCCCAAAGGTCATAGTTCACATGATCGCGCCGGACGCGCAGGTCAATATTGTCCTCGGGGACCCAGAAAAACGGCAAGATCACATATTTGTCTGTTTCATCCAGCGGCGGGAACACTAACACAAAAGCGGTAATATCGGTGCTTGACGAAAGGTCGAGACCTCCGTAGCAAACGCGTCCTTCGAGCGACTTGGGGTCAACCGGAAAAGCACATTTATCCCAAACGTCCATCGGCATCCAGCGGATCGCTTGTTTGACCCACTGGTTCAAGCGAAGTTGACGAAACGCGTTCTCTTCGGCGGGATTCTGCTGTGCGCTCTCACACGCCGCTTTCACCTTGTCTACGCCTACCGTGATGCCAAGCGACGGATTCGCTTTCTTCCACACCTTCGGATCGGTCCAGGAATCGTTTTCTTCGGTGCCGTAGATGACGGGGTAAAACGTTGCGTCGGTTTTCCTCCCGTCGAGAATATCCTTCGCCTTCGAATGCACTTCCCAGCAGATAGAGTTTGTGTTGTCACCGGCAGTTGTAATCAGAAAGTACAGCGGTTGCATGCGCGCATCACCGCTGCCTTTGGTCATAACATCAAAGAGTCGGCGGTTCGGCTGCGTGTGTAATTCATCGAATATCACGCCATGTGTATTGAAGCCGTGCTTGTTAGCAACGTCGGCGCTGAGCACTTGGTAATAACTCCCGGTCGGCAGGTACACGAGGCGCTTCTGAGATGCGAGGATCTTCACACGTTTCGCCAACGCCGGACACATGGTGACCATGTCCTTGGCAACCTCGAACACAATAGAAGCCTGCTGTCTGTCGGCGGCGCACCCGTACACCTCCGCTCGCTCTTCGTTATCACCGCAGGTCAAAAGCAACGCGACCGCAGCCGCAAGCTCGCTTTTTCCATTCTTCTTTGGTATTTCGATATATGCCGTGTTGAATTGGCGGTATCCATTTGGCTTGAGAGTACCAAAGACATCACGGATGATCTGCTCCTGCCAATCGATCAGCAGAAACGGCTTCCCCGCCCATGTACCCTTTGTGTGCGCAAGACACTCAATAAAAGCGACGGCTTTATCCGCCGCCTGTTTGTCATATACCGAGCCCTTCGCTTTGAATGGAGTCGGCGTGTACTTCTTCAGTTTCCTAATCACAGCCGCCTCTTTCCAAATCAACAAGCATTAAAAAGAGCCTCCTTTATCAGGAAGCTCAAGCGGTAGCCTGTGCGATTTAGTTGTATTCTCTCAGGATCTGCTCGTAGACCGCCTTCACCTGCGCGCCGCTCGGTTTCTTCGACCAACCCCTGTCGTACTGTACGAAAAGATGTCCGTCTTTCCAAATTTCAAGCTTTGAAATCCGCCCGTTTGAAATCCCGTACTCCGAGCCTTCGTCGTATTGCTTGATGTAAAAGCTGTATCCGTTAATCGTCCCTTTGATCCACATTGCTTTGCCCTCCGTGCTTTGTTGTTTGCCTTTCGGCATGTGTATCTATCACTCTACGGGCGTTAAATATCAAGTGAATTCTGTAATAAATCCTCTAGATTATCTGTAATAGTCTTGGGTAAGGAGCTCATCTGTTTTTGGGGGTGACAGCGAAACACGGAAGCCCGCGTGAGCCTCCGTGTTCGCTTTGGTTTGCTTCTCAACCGTTCTTGGGGCAACTGCCGCACCCGATTCGTAAGCCGCTTAGTCGCGCCGACGTTGCCCAACGTGCGTTATTCGGAATCAAGAGGTCGCGCCGTCCGCACTGTTGACCTGCACCGCCGCTTTCAAAATTTCCGTGTCAAATCCAGCCGCCTTATACCCTTCCAGAAGCGTACTGTAATAGATGGCGCTCGGCCTGTTTGGTGGCTTGTTGCCAATTACGATGTACACAAAAGCATCCGTCATCGCACCGTTCCATCGCGCCTTTACCGTTGCCTTTCGGTACAGATCTGGCACCCCGATCCAGCGGTCGATCGCAGTTTCGTCCTGCGAGGTTATCTCCCATAGGAGTGCGGGTACGCTTCCACCCTTCGTCTTTTCAATCGTCGCAACCGCGCAGGCGTTGCCACCGCGAAACGCAAGATTGAAGTTCTTTAACTTGGTCGTACCGATCAGTTTCGCGGTCGGGCAATGCTTCGCCATTTCAGCGCGATTCAGCCCAACGCCGTAAGCGGCAAATACTCGATTACTCACTTTCCTCAATCCTCCGGCACTCATCTTCGCCAAATACGACGCCGAGCGTACTGCCGCGATCCCAGTTCACATGAATCGTTCCGATATCATCGACCATCTTGACTGAACCCCGATCCCCTTGTCGTAGGTTGGTGTAAGGGTCAATCATTCGAATCAGCTCGACCCGAGTTCCGGCGGTGTAATTCTCCTTGAGCTGTTTCAGCAGCTCTGGATGAATGGTCGTCATTCTTCATCCCCCGCTTCCCGCGTGATGCGAAACGCCGCGTTACCAGAAAGATTTATTAGCAGGATCTTTCGTGCTTCCTTGTACTCCGAGCCGATAAATCCGAGGCGCAGCAGGAAGCAGCGGAAGGCGTACTTCTCGTTTTCGACTTCCTGCTCCGTCGCGCTCACGCGCTTTTGTGTCCGTGCCAATTCGCAAAGCCCCTGTGCCAGTTGGTAGTAGGCGGCGATCTCAGCCTGATCGTCGGTCGGACGAAACCATCCGAACTCGATTCTGTCAGCATGTTCTTTGATCGGCAGGTTGTCAGTATCCAGTGCCTTTTTCAGTAGCGTTGCCTTGCTCGCGACCAGCCGCCTTAGGTTCTCCATTGCGGTCGGCGTCATGCCATCCTTGGGAAGCTCGACTGCGAGGCGGTCGGGATCGACATTGCGAGGTGTTTCTTTTGTCATTTGATCCGGCTCGACCGCTGTGGGTTCAGCGGGCTTTACCGCTTCGCCGACCCGTTCGCCGATGAAGCCGTCGTGTGCCAGTTCGCGGATCAACATCTCGATCTGCGCCTCATCTGTGCCATCTGGGCAAGTGACCGTACCATTCTTGTCGACCGTGTAAGCTCCCACCTGAAATGCGAAGCTTGGCGCGCCGAGGTATCGCGTTGTGTCCTGCAACACATCCCGCATGACCGCGACCATCGCCTTCCGTCTGTCCCCCGTAACGTTGTACTTGATCTGCATTGTGAATACCTTCCTTTCGATTTGGTAGTCACATACATCACTCTTTCGGGTGTGAATATCAAGCTATTTCGTCCAGAAACACAGCGGATTCTGACAGAATGCCTGATAAAATAAACACAACGCACGGCAATGCGACTCCGTTTCCCCAAAGCTTATACTCCGCGGCATCGGTGTATGGATCGTTCAGCCATTTTACGATCTGTTTTTTCGTCTTCGGTTTCGTTGCCGAACATGTGATTCGGCGGTGCGTTTCAAAACTTCCTGCCACCATTCGATCTCATGTTCAGAAGGATGCTCTGTACCAAGATCCGCGCACCACCAATCAGGGAATCCTTGCAACCGGGCGCATTCCTCGGGCGTTAATCTCCGTACCGCATATCTCGGTTCTTCCACCCATCTTACAGGAACAAGCATGTCGTTGGACGCATCCTGCCCGTTGAACCCGCCGGGATGCGCACCGGGTGAAATCGTACCGCATACGCGCTGATACGGCTCTACCACATACTTGCTGTCTTCCACCTGCTGGTTCTGCGGGAATTTGTAATCGCTCGCGCAGAGGCAGCCGACTCGATCTGGATAGCACACGGCATGATGATCGGAAGTATTGAGCGTAAAACATACGCCTTCGTTCACGCCGTCGCCTTGCGGACCGTTGTGGTCGCTTCGCCCGATCATGCTGCCCTGCAGTGCATAGGTTTGCTGCTTCATACCCGTATACGCAGATAACGCTCCGGCGACATCACCGAGATCACGCACCTCATCACGCTGGTTCTGAGTAAACGCGACGACCGCGATACCGCCCTGATTACAGTCCGGTCTGCCGCCGTTCGCGTCAAGCGTACGCGCGGTGGCCGCTTCGTAAAATCCGCTCTCGGGGTTGTCCGACCGCATGGCGTTGCTGCCATCGGAGCACACGCCGAACGCGCGGTTCATGACGAGCGGAACGTTCATTCCACCCGTTCCCATACGAGCGGCGAAGGTTTGAACCAATCCATCCTTCTCCAGCTTGCAACGTCCGTCGATCGGGTGATTCTCAATTGCGACCGCCGTTTGGTTGTCGCCCATATCCGCGCGAAGGCAACCTGTGCTTTCCGCCCATGCGTGACCGCCCATACGTCTCAGCGCGCCGGGTTCGAATCCAACTGACGCGACAGCGCCTCCCGCAGAATCTCCGGTAGGTGTTTGCCTCTGGTTTGCGCACGGCGTAAAATCCCTGCGCACGCCTTCGCGCTCAAATAGTATTTCTCCGGCGCGTTCGTCGACAAAACTTGCGACAAGGTAGATACGGCGGCGGCGTTGGGCGACTCCGAAATATTGTGCGTCGACAACGCGGTATGCCAAGCTCCATCCCGTTCCCAGATATGCGTCGGCGTAGGGCCATTTACCGTCATCAGGCGCAGGCACCTCGGCTCCCGGCGCGACGATGCCGACGATCGCTTCGAGCACCGCTTTGAAGTCCTGTCCTCCATTACTGCTGAAAGCGCCCGGGACGTTTTCCCAGACGATATACTTTGGATATGCTCCATTCGTTGCTTCCCTCATTTGCCGCACGATGCGGATCGCTTCATGAAACAAACCGGATTGCGAACCCGACAAGCCCGCTCTCTTTCCCGCAACCGACAGGTCGGTGCAGGGCGAGCCAAATGTAATGATATCGACCGGCTCGATCATAGCGCCGCCGATACGCGACACATCACCCAAATGCCGGATATACGGCATCCGTTTCGTCGTGATGCGGATCGGGAACGGTTCGATCTCCGCTGCCCATACAGGGCGAATCCCGCAAAGCAGACCGCCGAGCGGAAATCCTCCGCTGCCGTCGAACAGACTGCCAAGCGTCAGTTCACGCATGCGCAACCTCCGCGTACGGCGTTTTCGCACCGGCCCTGACCAGAATTGCGTCCTTCTCAGAACCAACCTGCTCGATAAACCGCTTCACAATTACATCGCAGTATTTCTCGTCCAGTTCGATCATGCGGCAGATACGGTCTGTTTGTTCGCAAGCGATCAGGGTACTGCCACTGCCGCCGAACGGATCGAGTACAACACAGTTAGCCATGCTGGAGTTCAGAATCGGATACGCCAGAAGCTCCACGGGCTTCATGGTCGGATGGTCGGCATTCTGCTTGGGTTTGTCGAACTCCCATATGGTCGTTTGTTTACGATCGGAGTACCATTCGTGTTTACCCTTTTTCTTCCAACCAAACAACACCGGTTCATGCCGCCATTGATACGGACTTCGCCCAAGCACCAACGACTGTTTCTTCCAGATACATGTACCGGAGAGATAGAACCCCGCTTCCGAGAACGCTCTTCTGAAGTTCAAGCCCTCGGTATCCGCGTGAAACACATAGATCGACGCATCGTTTGCCATGCAGGCTTCCATGTTCTGAAAAGAAGCAAGCAGGAAATCATAGAATGCGCCATCGGTCATATTGTCGTTTTTGATCTTTCCCGCGCTGCCTTCATAGTTCACATTGTAAGGGGGATCGGTGACCACGAGGTTCGATTGACCGCCGTCCATGAGGATCTCAAACACATCCCGCTTCGTGCTGTCTCCGCAGATGAGCCTATGCTTGCCGAGCAGCCAAAGATCACCCGGCTTCGTGATCGCAGGTTCTTTGAGTGCTGCGTCCACATCGAAATCATCGTCCTGCACACCCTTGCGCTGAGCATCCTTAAACAACGCGTCGATCTCCGGCGCGTCAAAGCCCGTCAGCGAAACGTCGAAATCCGCAAGTTGCAGATCGGAGATCAGCAGAGAGAGCTTTTCTTTATCCCATTCGCCGCTGATTTTATTGAGCGCGATGTTCAGTGCTTTCTCTTTCTCTTCGCTCATTTCAACAACGACGCATTCGACCTCAGTCACGCCCGTATCAATCAGCACCTTCAACCGCTGATGACCGCCGACAACATGCCCTGTGTTCTGATTCCAGATGACCGGATCCACATATCCGAACTCCGAAAGTGAACGCTTCAGCTTCTCGTATTCCGGATCGCCGGGCTTCAGGTCTTTGCGTGGATTGTAATCCGCTGGTACTAGCTTATCGACCGGCAGCGTTTGAATGACCATACTGGATTCCTTTCGAGACGATTTTCCGTAAGCCGACCTGCGCCGCGGGAAGGTTCCCCGCCAGCGCTTGCCCGCGTAGCGTCTTTCGTTGCTGGCTCGTCAGTCGGTGGTATTTCAAAGCGCGAATGAACGCTTGCACTTCATCCATGCTCATTTTCCTCTACGCGCGGTAAGTAGTCGTTCCATAACATCGTCCTGCGGATTCGCGCCAGTGTAGTCGGTCAAGCAGTTTTCCTTTACGATCTGGAAGATCTCATACCAGAGCCGATTCGTCTGCGCCATGTAGTTCTGGCTCATAGCCACATATGGAGATTGAATTGCGCTGCCCGTCGTAGGATGCTTCGCCAAGAAGCCATACTCGGTCACTGCTTCCTCGCACTGGATCCAACGCGCGGCGCTCATAGCGTACCGTTCCAGCAATTGAGGTGAAACGATCCTAGCTGCGCCGCGCTGATCAAGCCAATCCCATGTGTTCGCGTAGATCTCCGCCGCTTCGAGGTTGCGCCCATCCTTCTGTCGGGCGGAAAGCAACTCTCTTGGCAGTGGCATATCATTGCCCAGTAGGTTGGCGGTGTTGGGAAACTCTACAACGGTCAACTTTCGTTTGCCTGGGTTGCCGTCAAGCATCTTATCCGCGAGCGGCTTTTTCTTCTGCCCCGCGCCTAATCTCGATCCGCCGTGACCGTTTGGCATTTGAGTTTCCTCCAGCAAAAAAATAGAGGTCTATTCGACCTCTTGAAACCGCGAAAGTTTGTACGTGACCCGACCGCGTTGTCCAGTTAGAAAGGTCACAGAGGTAAAATGGCCCCCACCGGGTCACTTTGCGTGCGAATTCTGTCGCGAATTGGTGCTGCCGATCGTAATCTTCGAATGGCAGCTCTTGCAAAGCGCCATGAGGTTGCGCTCGTCGTGTGTTCCACCGTTTACCAGCGGCAGGATGTGATGCACTTCCTCAGCGGCAGTCAGCCTGCCTTCACCGTTGCACTGCTCACATAAAGGGTGCAGCAAAAGAAATCGCGCACGGAGTTTCTTCCACGCGCGGCCGTATCGTTTGTTGTTATCTGGGTTTCGTAGGTATCGGTTGTACTGACGCTCTGCGGTTTGTCTGTGTTCGCCGCAGTACCGACCGTCTGTTAGCCTACGGCAACTAGGGTAGGAGCAAGGACGCTTGGGTTTCTTCGGCATCTTAGCCCTCCAAAGGAAAGAAAAGAGCCTCCGCGTTTCGTTCGCAGAAGCTCTTTCCTTTTTCGACATCATAAGAATATCAAAGGATGATACTCTCATTCAATCACATTTACTCTCATCTTTAAGGAAAACTGACCGCTTCCAGCGCTTCATCGTGGAGCCTGAACAAGTGCTGAATGCTATACCCTAGCTCTACAGAAACTTCTTCCCACCGTTTGAAACACAAGTACCGAAGTTCCAATATCGTCTGATACTCCGTGTTCTCCACGCGCTTGATACGGCGCATGATCTCCGCCTTCAGATCCACGAGCGCGTCGATGTCTTCGTTGATCTCGTTCTCCAGATCCACCATCTTGGCGATGGTATCCTCCATGGAGTGTGGGT